GTTTCCCAGTCACGATCAGTATTGTACATCGATGGATAGAGGTGTTCATTATCTCGAACTGTGCACAACCTGTGTATACGATGTTTCCATCTACACGTATCTGCCATTGCATGCTCTTTAATGCCACCTTGTCAGTGGTATGATTACGCCAATACGACCAATACTGTGTCTTTGCTTCGGAACAATGCCAACTTATCTCCATCATTCCTTCTTCTACATCTACAGCTTGTGATGTTGCTTGTGCCCAACCTGTTCCTGCATTTACAGGTTCTTCGCCGTATCTGTATCCATACATCAAACGACCAAGTCTATTTGGTGTGGGTTCTACGTAGTTGGCATCAGGTTGTAGTTCTGAATCAGGTGCATTGAGTCCTGAGAAGATCTTGATTCGTTGATGAAAGTTATTTGCACATGACAGATTGTCGATAGCATCTGTAGGTATGTTATCTCTATCAAGTCCACCGTTAAGGACATCAGCGAATGTTCCTATCGCATTATCAAACTCTCTTGATTGAACGATAGAACCACTGATAATGTCTGCTTTTGTGAATCTATAAGCCATTAGTTTGTTTTCCCCTTGATTGTCATTGCACCATCTGCTTGGTATTCGACTGAATAGCCGACAAGCATAAAAGGTTCAAACCCTGCTATCTCAAAGGCATACTCTGAAACAGAAGAAGTTGTGATTGGTACTCTTACTTGTATCAATCTTTTGTCTTGCCACTTTGCTGTATCCCACTTGCTGAAATCATAAACATCTTGGTCTTTTTGGTCAGCAACTTGGCCTCTTGCAGTACCACCCGCAAAAGCATCAGTCCAATCTCTATTCTTGTAATGTTGTACGACAACATCGTGATTACCTGTAGAGATACCATAGATGTACAAGTACTTCGGATACTTCTTGAGGTACGGTAAACCCATGTCTATCCATTGTGAACGGAAACGCCAATTTATCGGATCTGATTCTTTCGGTACATCACCTGATGGTGGATACTGTGTACCTCTTGCTTTCTTCTTAGAGATTGCGTAGATACCTCTTATGATGTCGTTGTTTGGTGCAGTACCTGATGTCCATTGGTCGGCACCGAAAAGAATGTTTTGGTCTTTGTCTACAGCGAAACACCTGATTGGAAACTCTATTGTTCTTGTAGAGAACTGTCCACTATTTACGTGATACACAAGTCCTGTTGTCAATTGTGGCTTACCTGACATTGGAAGATGAAACCATAACTCTTGTCTTGCAGCCGAGTATGCACTTACAGCTGCAGTCATTGCATCGACAGATAAACGTTCAAAGTATTCATCCAAACCCTTTGATAGTTTTGTCATTGTCAAGTTAGAACCACCATCAAGACCACCACTGATGAGATAGACACCATCACGTGATACAAACGACACTCCAAGATTAGGAACCGCTATGATTGTATTGTGTGAGAAAGCACCAATACCTTCCACGAATGGTACAATCTCGAAGCCTGAAGTCGCATCACCACGAATCAGGTCGATACCATTCTCTCTGAATACAAGAAGAGAGTTGTAGTAAGTTTCAAGACCAACAATGTCTCCTCCCTCTCGTGTTCCCACTTCGAAGTAGTTGAACGCAGGATACCTATCAGGTTCTAACGGTGCACTGTAGAACAATCTTGTTGGGTCCATTTCACCACCATCTACAAACAAACAGTTCTTGAAAGCAGCAGTAAACCTACATCCTTTTGATGGAAACGGTACAGAGAATGTTCTATCAGGTGCTTGTGAACCCAATGATGCATCTGAACGATAGTCAACGTATTCTTCTGAAGAGTTGTTCTTTATCTCTTCTACAAAGTAGAACAGTGAACGGCTACCATCTTTTTGTGTTCGATAGATTCGTCTTGCTACTGTACCTTCAGGTCCAACAGGTATCTCTAACTTTGCACACACTTTTGGAACACCTGAATTACCATCTCGAGTAATTGATTGTCCTTTGTATACAAACGAATTAGAGTCTGCACTCAGAGGTGATTCACTTCCATTCTCATTCACAAAACTCACTCGATAGATGTATCTTACTTCTTCATCATCAGTTCCTGTTGTCACACCTTCGAAGTACGCATCATCACCTTGATAGATGTTAGAACCACTACCAACGTAGTCATCACTTGCCTCGAGTGCAGTAATGTCACCTTCGACTGTTGCATCTCTTGCAGCTTCTACAGTTGGTGTTCCAGGTGATTCTGCCCAACCAAGTGGAAACAATCGAGTTGTACCTCGCCACTTGCATGGTTTATCTATCCCATTTGTTATCACCACATAACGTCCAAACTGTTCGTACGATGTTCGTGGTGCATTCGGTGTTGGTATCGTTCTATCGTCAGATAGCTGTTTGAATTTTGTTGTAGTCCAAGGTTCTAAGACACAAAGCTTTCCATTGCATTCAAAGATCACATGCTGTCGTTTAGAACTGTGTTGTTGGAATACATACAGAGAATCGACCGGTTTGTTCAAGCCATTCCCATTAGTGAAAGGACCGTTATGAGTAGTACCACTGAAGAATGGTTCGTATCCTAGTGCAGTTGTCCATGCTTTCGTTTGTGCGTCATAAGCAAAGTTTTCTATAAGCTGTGCACTATTAGGAGGCGCAGGTATCTCAGCATTCATCCCCATTTGAGGATTGACAATAACTCGTGCTTGTGTTTTCATTAGGTTCCATCCTTGCCAACTTGATGCGTTAGATTACGGAAAGGTCTTAGTCTTTGTGGACCACTCTTGAAACCACCCTTGATGTGATAGATTGCTCTTTCTGTAAGCCATCGTTTCTCACACTTTCGCAACTCATCATCAGCTTTGTTTTCGTAGTACATTGCCATGTCGGGGTTCTTGTGTTTGATAAACAGTTCTTGGCATGCCCTGTATACAATGTATCGATGTGTATCTATTGGTGATTGTGGTGTATCATAATCATCTTTCAGTTCACCTGGATAGAAACTGTATCGTACTCTCATTGGAGTTTGTGCAGCAGGTCTTGGATGAAGTCTTATTCTCCATCGATTATCAAGTGTAGGCTTCGCTCTTGGTATTGCCATAAAACCATCGATAGCATTACCAAATGGATAAGCAGTATTCTGATGGTCAGGTGAATACGTAGTTGTACTATCTTCTGCTTGGAAGAAGATGAAGTCAGGTCCTGCAGGATACATGATGAAAGAGGATAAGTCTCGGAAGAACTTCTCTTCGAATGTTGCACCACCTTTTCCTATCGCACTTTTGATTCGCATAAAGAATCTTTTGCGTAAACCATAGAAGCCAAGTTTGGTTGTATCGACCATGTCGAATGTTGGCTTTTGATCTTTCGTAAGAGTTAACTCTACAGGGTCACTCATTGGCCCTACTTGGCCGTGTAGTTCGTATGCCATAGCAAACTCGTATGTACCGGCGTACCAAGAGTTTGATGCGCTTGTAGCCGTCACAGTAAAGTCTTTACCTGCTCTTGGAATAAAGTCACGAACATTCCGACTTACTGTATCAGGTGGTTGGTCGTATGGTATCCAACATGTCGGTGTACCTGTGAAGTCATCACGTAGGTTTAGTTCTTCATCGTCTCTTCTCATAAGACCATAAACATGACCAAGTGCATTGGTGCCTACGCCTGCTTCTTCTAAGTTTCGTATTCCTACTGAAAGTATTGAGATACAATCTTCAGGAAGTGTAAAGTATCGTTGCTGTATCGCAATGTTGCATGCATCAGCTCCTGTAGAACCTTGCCATTTTACTCTGTTTTGTGTAGAGTACTTCGATACTTGTATGCTTGTACCATTGACATCAATTTTGTCGATGATGTACAAACCATTGTTTTGTGAGCTTTCACTATTTGTAAGTACAAGGACATCACCTTCTCTTCGTAATTGTCCTGCTCTATCATCGGTAGCAGTAAGTGTTGCCGATGTAATTGTAATAAGACCATCGGGTAGTTGTTGGCTATCCGCGGTCACTGTAATTGATGCCGCACTTGTAAGATCCGGCTTTGTGTAGATGTCTACGCTTTTTTGATTGAACTTCCAAGGATGTTCACAGAAGAACTCAAGATAAATCTGATTGATTATTCTTTGCACTTCGTTTTGGTATGATTCAACTTCTGGGTCATAGTCGATAATCGAACCAACCATTTCTCGCATGTCTTTCAGGTTCATCTGCTTCCTCTCTTGAAAGATGGGGGCAAGCGAACTTGCCCCCTTGTTTGATTGTCGTTAAAGACTTTGATTAAAAGTTTCGGAGTACCATTACTCTTGAACTTCCATCAGCTGTAGTAGCTTCCAAAGCAACAGCAACAACGAGTGGAGCTTGCGCAACAGTCCCTGTAGTTGTACCTGTACCATCACCGAGGTCAGTTCTGAAAGAGTCAACTTTTACAAGCTTTCCTGCAGTACTGTATGTCAATCGGTCACCGGCAGCGATGTTTACAACATCACCTTTGGTAAGTGCTTCTTCAACGATTCCACGAAGAACAACGTCACCGTATTCTCCGGAAGCAATTGCATTTTCAGCAACACCAACAGGGATGTAGTCTGTTCCGTCAGCTTCAGCAATTACCATAGCCTTGAGGCCATTGGATGCTTGAGAAACGTCAAGAGAGACACATGCACCTGCAGCGATTGCTTCGCTTGCACGAAACTTCTCGATGGAA